GTATAAGGTGGGCTTGGTTGAGTATTGCCTTTTTCCGGCAGATACCTCCTTATTAGCAGCGAATTCCTAAAAAATTTTCCAATTAGCTACTTGACATCATACCGCTGCTCTATTTTTTCCCACAGAAAACGGGCGGCGGGTCACGCGCGAAAATTCGCGGTTTCAAGATGGGGTATACCCCCTTTTTTAAAAGTTCAGTGTGTAAAGGCAGGTTATGTGAAATGGCAAACGGGCATGGCGGCGCGCGGATTGGCGCCGGAAACAAGAAAAAGCCACTGGCAGATAAAATATTGGAGGGGAACCCCGGCAAGCGCAGGCTGACGGTTGTGGAATTTATTGATACAGCAGATTTAGAAGGCCAGCCCATGCCCCCGCCCAGGGAATACCTGGCCGCCAAGCAGAAAAACGGCAAGGAGCTATTGGCGGTGGAAATATATGAAAAAACTTGGCAGTGGCTCTATGAACGCCGGTGTGCGCATCTGGTCACGCCCCAGCTTTTGGAGCAATACGCCATGAGCGTATCCCGCTGGATCCAGTGTGAGGAATGTATTACGGAGTTTGGCTTCTTAGCCAAGCACCCGACAACCGGCAATGCCATTCCTTCACCCTATGTGACCATGAGCCAGAGCTTCATGAAGCAGGCCAACAACATCTGGTATCAGATATATCAGGTGGTACGGGAAAACTGTGCTGCCGACTATAAGGGAACAACACCGCATGACGATGTCATGGAACGGCTGCTGACAGCAAGAAAAGGTGGTTAATTTGCAGATACAAAAAATCAAAGCCGAGTTATTAAACCCTGCGGCCTACAACCCCCGCAAGGATTTAAAGCCTGGGGATAAGGAATATGAAAAACTTAAACGGTCCATCGAGGAGTTTGGCTGTGTCGAATTAATCGTTTGGAATAAGCGGACAGGCAATGTGGTATCAGGCCACCAGCCAGCGCCTGAAGATTCTGCTGGAATACGGTCATACGGAAATTGACTGCGTGGTAGTTGAGTTAGACGAGCAGAAGGAAAAAGCACTGAATATTGCCCTCAACAAAATTCAAGGCGAATGGGACGAGAATAAGCTGGCCGAGTTAATGGCTGACCTTGACGCCGGTGCGTTTGACGTATCCCTAACCGGTTTTGATGCCGCCGAGATAGACGAACTGCTCAATAAATTCTACTCCAAGGAAGCAGTGCAGGATGACTTCGATGTGGACAGGGAAAAGGAGCGCATCGAAGCCCAAGGCGCTATTACCCGGCGCGGGGATATCTGGATAATGGGCAATCACCGCTTGATGTGCGGGGACAGCACTTTGGCATCGGACTTTGCAAAACTGCTTAACGGCAAGCGCGCCCAGGTGGCGGTTACTTCCCCGCCTTACGGGGTGGGCAAGGAATATGAGCAAAAGGGTATCGAGCCCTGGCTTCACACCATGAAGCCGGTAATAAAAAACTTGTGTAAGCTGGCGGATATTATTTGTTGGAACCTGGGGGATCTCTATGCGACCGGTTCACAGTTTATCGAGCCGACCAGCGTGTACAGTGTCAACATATTTGCTGATAACGGCTATCGCCCGATCTGGATCCGCATCTGGAAAAAGCAAGGGATGAACTTCGGCGTTTCGCCATCCCACCTTGTAACCAATAAACCGGTACAGCAGTATGAATATATCTCTGCCTTCAGTAAAAATGGCGAGGCTGAGGAATACAACGACCAGGAATATGTGTGGCTGTCCGCTTTTGCCGGGCATAGCCATAAATTTGTTAAAAGACTTACCAAGGAAGAACGTAAAAAGTGGGGCTATGCGGGCATATGGGAAATGACAACGGTCAGAGCCAATAAAGAACATTCGGCCATGTTCCCGATGGAGCTGCCCTGGCGGTGTATCAAGATGCACAGTGACAAAGGCGGCGTTGTCTTAGAGCCGTTTTCCGGCAGCGGAACAACGATTATTGCAGCGGAGCAAACGGAGAGATGCTGTTATGCGATGGAAGTGTCACCGGTGTATTGCGACCTGGCGGTAAAACGGTGGGAAGATTTTACAGGGAAAAAAGCCAGAAAACTGGAGGTGTAAGCTTTGGATATACAAAAAATACCTGCAGTTAAAATCAAGGCGGCCAAATATAACCCGCGCAAGGACTTAAAACCCGGGGATCCGGAATATGAAAAGCTGCGACGAAGCATTGAAGAATTCGGCTATGTCGAGCCGGTTATCTGGAATAAACGCACCGGCAATATTGTAGGAGGCCATCAGCGCTATAAAGTATTAATTGCCCTCGAAGTCAAGGAAATTGACTGTGTGGTTGTCGACCTGGATGAACAGCGGGAAAAGGCGCTGAATGTGGCACTTAACAAAATCAGCGGCGAGTTCGATATTCCGCTTTTAACCGATTTACTCAAGGACTTAAACGAGGATGGATTTGACGTTTCCCTTACCGGTTTTGACGCGGCAGAACTGGACGCGCTGTTTAGGGATGATGTGGTGAGTGGTATCAAGGAGGGTAAGTTCGATGAGCCGCCTCCTGAAAACCCCATCTCCCGGCCGGGCGATTTATGGCTGCTGGGACAGCATCGCCTTGTCTGTGCGGACAGCACCCTTCCCGAAAGCTATACCCTACTCATGGATGGCAAAAAAGCCCACCTGGTTGTGACAGATCCGCCGTATAACGTCGCTTATGAAGGAACCGCCGGTACTATCCAAAACGACAATATGGAAAGTACGAAGTTTCATGCCTTTCTGCTGGCGGCCTACCGCTGCATGTATGAAAACCTGGTGGATGGCGGCAGTATCTATGTATTTCATGCCGATCGTGAAACGGTTAACTTTCGGACCGCTTTTGCGGAAGCGGGTTTCTTTTGCCACCAGACCTGTATCTGGATTAAGAATGTACCGGTGCTGAGCCGGTGCGACTATCAGTACAATCACGAACCGATCCTGGTGGGCTGGAAGCCAACGGCTGGTCATAAATGGTACGCCGACCGTAAACAGCGCACCACCTGGAACTTTGATAGACCCAGCAAGAGCAAGTATCATCCCACTATGAAGCCGGTGGCTTTGGTGGCATACCCGATCATTAACAGCAGCCTGACCAATTCCATTGTTCTTGACCCCTTTGGAGGCAGTGGCTCAACCCTCATTGCCTGTGAACAAACTGGTCGCGTTTGCTTTTGCCTTGAGCTGGATGAAAAATACGTAGATGTGATTGTGAAGCGATACATCGAGTTTAAGGGCTCCGATGCTGATGTTTTCCTTATCCGCGGGAGTAAAAAAATACCTTTTGAAAAAGCCCAAAAACTCATGTAAAAGCTTGCTATTGTACAGGTTTTGAGGGATGTATATGACTACCAAAACAGAAAGGTGGTCGATACCATGGAAATTAAATTCGGAGTTACAGGTGTAAGACGCAAAGATCTGGTAACAGCAATCGGTGAAATTTTGGATCTCGTGCCGGAATACAAAGGAGTCCCGACCTTTGCTTATGTCATTGGCGATTTTACGGTCAGCAAGGATGGTACGCTTTGCTTTGATGAAATAAACGGCAGTGCAGAGATTGAAAACCTACTGGACAAGCTTGACCGGCGCGGATTTCAGTTTAAGGCGCCGGGCGAGCTGGTTATTGAGTTGCCCAGGGAAGGCTTTAGCGAAACTGCCACTGCCAATCTTAAGCGGCTGGTTAAGAGCAAGGAAACTCTAATCAAGAAAGCCCTGGGTACAGACAGGCTCCCGATTGAGCAGACCGAGGACAGGCTGCGCTTCCCCTGGTTTTCCGGCAGCCTAACAACAGAAGAAGTCAACGCCTATGCCCGCTTTATCGGGGCGCTTGGCGCGATGGCCAAAAACCAGCAGCGGGTTACAGCCACCGAAAAGCCAATCGACAATGAGAAGTACGCTTTCCGCTGCTTTCTATTATCTTGCACACTTCTTAGTAGCAATTAGAAGGTTTTTATTGCAAAATCTTATTCATCAAGAACAAACTTAGAGCCTCTCCAATTTGCTAAAATATTTGCAGTTTAAATGGGG